CAACGTCAGCAAGGTGGGCGGCAAAGATAACCAAGTTACCAAAGAGTACGCCGACGAACTAGACGCACGTATCGACACCGCGATCTCCCCGACCATCTCCAACTGGTCGCGGGTGGCTACTTCATTCGGCTTCTTCTACCTGCTCGGCTTTAACATCTCTTCAGCCCTGGTCAACTTGACTCAGATACCGCTGATACTGTTCCCATATCTTGGTGGTAAATATGGGTTAAGAGAGTCGCAAAGAGCAATACGCGAAGCCACGCGCATCTACTCCACAAGCGGTTTGCAGCGTGAGGTCGAGGTCTACAATACCGATGGCGAGAAGGTCAAGCGTAAGGCGATGCCTTCCATCGACAACTACGACTTTGACGACCCGAACCTGCCCCCGGAGGTAAAAAAGTACAAGACGCTTGCCCGGATTGCACGAGATATGGGGCAACTCAACCGCTCCATGTTATACGACGTGTTGGAAGTCGATGGGCGCAAGAGCCCGCTTACCGCAGTCAATGCAGCCGGTGGATTTATATTTCACCACGGCGAGCGCATGAACCGACAGGTTGCCCTGATGTCCGCATACAGCCTTGAGTTGGAGCGACTAAAGAAAGACGAGCCGGGTTTGTCGGAGCAGGAGCGTGAACAGCGTGCCGCTGAAGAGGCGGTTTATGTATCGCAGTTGACCAACGGTGGTGTATCTGCTGCCGCAGCCCCACGCATTGCGCAGAACTCGCTGGGCAAAGTGCTGTTCATGTTTAAGTCCTACGGCGTGTCGATGTATTACCTGCTGTACAAGATTACACGTGAAGCGTTTGGCAACCAGCCGCCAGAAATTCGATCTGCTGCGCGTAAACAACTTGCCTACATCTTCGGCACCGCCGCGCTGTTCTCGGGCTTGCGTGGTTTGCCGCTCTTCGGTGTATTGGCATTGCTTCACAGCATCATCAAGGACGATGACGACGAAGACTTGGGCACCATCACGCGGGCAAACGTGGGTGAACTTTGGTATAAAGGTTTGCTCAATTACATAACAGGACTCTCTGTTGCGGAGCGCACGGGTCTCAGCGACCTAATCTTCCGCGAAAATCCGTTTGCAGGTGACAGCGCAACTCTGGCAGAAAACTTTGCCAACTACTTTGGTGGCCCGGTCTATGGTGCAGCAAGTCGAATCGACCGTGGACTAAAACTTATCAACGACGGTGAGTTGCAGCGGGGCATCGAAAGCATCACGCCGCTGTTTCTCAGCAACTTGCTGAAGTCTTATCGATTTGCAACCGAGGGTGCCAACACGATGCGGGGTGATCCCATCGTCGGAGACATCGGTGCCTGGAATGTGGCTGCTCAAATGTTAGGCTTCACCCCCGCCGAGTACACCAAGCAGTTGGAGATCAACGCGGCGCTCAAGGGCATCGACAAGACGGTGACCACCAACCGCAGTAAGTACTTGCAGCAGATGAACGTGGCGCGGCGTGCGGGTGACACCGCTGACTACACCGAAGCGTATGAACGTCTACAGAAACTCTACGGCAAGCATCCGGGCCTTGGCAGTCAGGCTGACATGCAAGAGACTATCGCAAGGAGCCAGCGGTCGTTTGATACATCACGTCCGAAGTTGTATCACGGTGTGACGTTGAGTAACGCGATGCGCCCCGAGTTGCTTGAGCTTGCCAAAGATCTTGAAGACTAAAAAAGACCCCGGCGCGGGGCCGGGGTAATCACTTGATTGAAGAGATACGAGATGGAAACGGTAGCATTGCACTACCGGGTCGTATCATATCACAACAACCTCCAGAAGCGGGCTCCTAACTTTCCGCTCTCAATCTGCTCGACCCACTTGAGCGCCATGTTACGTTTACGGGCGGCTACATTCATCTGTTTGACAAGCCGTGTAATGTTTACTGCCGGAATAAAAACAGATGCGCCAACTACAAAGGTTCTCCAAGGTACATTAACCGGCACACCATCAGGGTTTATCTCACTTTGCTGCTTCAAAGAGGGCATCGGATGACTCCAACTCTTCGGACATGTAGGATGAGCAATCCAAAACCAGTACGTCCACAGGCGGTAGGTTCATACGGGTGCCCTTTCCAAGCCTGACCTTTCTGACGTGGGCCTTGGCTGGCCCCTTCTTCAGGCCATCTACAACATCCCCATAATGAAGCTGTTGTTTCATGCACCAGTCTTTTAGGGGCTTTGGTAGTAGGTACAGCCGCTTCAGATCGTATTCATACCGGGCGACAAGCTGTACACGAGGTGCGCTGTCCGGCACGATGTAGTCTTCCGTAGCGGTCTTGGCCCGAGAGTCGTCAGTGCTTTTGATGCGGAGAATGTTGTTGTAGTTCTCTGCCAAGTACATCGTTAGAAAATCTTCAGGCACACCGGACGACGTATCAAGTGCTTCTTTATTTGCGATGATTTGATCTACGATCCACTTGAACACTGCCTTGAGGTCGTAGTTAATCATGCCCAGGCGCTTTGCAATCGCTAGTCCTGCCAGCGCCGAGGCTGCCTGTACCGACCAAAATCGATGCGGTTGAGCTAAGCCCGCAGCCGCATCTACGCGCCCCTGCATGACAGTATACAACTCCCGGCATTGCTCCAAGTTTTTGATAACAAACTGCATGTAAGGCACACAAGCATGCCCGTGATGCTCATTAAGCTGACGGCTAAACTCGTCGGTCTCAGATTTACTGTCAAACTTATACAACTGTGCAGTGGTTTCTATAACCCGCACGCACTCTGCTTTCGGCATTGCTTTGTACATCAACACCCGAGCAAGCAAACTTGAATTGCCTGTGCTTGAGACGTTAAGTTTCCAGGCCACGCCGCGATACCGCTCAGCGTTCCCCGACGGGCTCATGCGATTGCGTTGCTTCTTACCTGTCAACTGATACAAAAAATCGCTTGCTTCTTTGGGTTGTATATTGGTCAACTCATCTATAGACAAAAAGACGTTCTTAAAAACCTCTGCCCTATTCATCTTGGTTGCGTATGTGTCGCGCTCTTGGCACATCAGTTCGTTTGGGTCGCCCCATACACTGTTGCCAACAAACATAGCAGTTGTCTTACCATGTCCGCTATCTTTGCTAAACATGTGAAACAACGCCGATCCGTCAACGCTAAATGCAACTAATGGTGAGCCGAACGACAAGCCGAGCACATACTGGTGCATCTCCATGCCGGGTCGGTTGTAGAACTCGGCCATCTGCTTCCAGCCATCTAAAGTACCCCGGGCCTGTACGGCTGGCATGATGCGCAGTGTTGCGTTGGACGGAGGGTTGTGCTCAATGCGGTCGGCGTAAATTTCTTTGTCACCTACCACGAAGGCACTCATCTCTTTGTCAACCCAACCAAACTGGCGACGGGCCAAACTTGCCCCCGCCTCACTTTGAAGCTTGTTTACCCAGGCTGTTGTGTATGTCATTAGTTCATCCATCTTAACGACGGCCACACCGTGCATCGCCATGTGCTTGCGATATTCGTCTTTGGACAGCATCGAGGCCAACGGCACAGTAAACTCACGCACGCCGTCTCGTGGGAGATGCAACCGGACTACAACCGACTCACCAATCTCAGGGTCGGTTAAGCGTCGAACAAGATACAAGTCGTTGTGATAGACCGATACCTCTATCGGGTCGCCTTGCTTATCTTTAGCACGCTTAAACACACCCCCGTTGACCCCTCTGAAGAAAGGTCGCGGATATGCAGGAATGACGTAGATCTGCTTGCCTGATGTAGGGGCGTTTTCAGGAACGTCCTCCACCACCCGCTGCTCTTCTGTAGCTTCTTGCACTTCACGGCCCAGTACGATGGGGCTCTTGATCTTATTTTTGTTGGGGCACTTGGAACACACCCCAGGATTCAACTTATCAAATGTCTCACAGGTGTACGGCCCCTTGATTTGATTTGACTTACGGAACGTCTCGTCGGGGTCGTAGTTCGGGTACTTCGCTGATAAACTGTGAGCGGCTCGCTCAGCGTCCACGCAGAACTTTGCTATGGACAATCCGCCGCGCCACATGGGCTCACTCATCGTTTCTTGTTCTTCGATGATGTGTTTGAGTTGATTACAGCCGCGTCCTGCGGCTGTTTTTATGATAATGGTCTTAAAGACGTTCCGGTAGTTGCCAAGGATGGCTGCTGTCAAATCATCTTCCGCTACTGTGGTCGTAACCCGTAGCGGTGCAGCCTTAGTGATTGGAGCATTTCGTTCCAGAATTTTTTTAAACTCTGCAAACTCAGTGCCTGATGACAAGCCCCCAATTAAATTTACAGATCTTGGGGGAATGTCCTTAAAGTTCCTTGTGCCCGGAACCCGGAGCACACGTGCTACATCAGCGGTGACAACAGGATCAGCAAGTAAATTGTGTTTAATGCACAACGCCTTAAGTCGCTCGGCAACGGGGAGCCACCCTTCTACAGGGATAGCCTCTGTCATCGGCCAGTAGGCGTGCAGCCCCCGGCCTGAGTTGACGATGATTGGGCGTGGTAGTCCTACCGTCTGAGCAAACTTACGCAGTGCCGAAATACCATCGGACTGTCCCCCCGGATAGCCTTCTGTTGCGCTTTTGTGGGGGCCGCAGTCGATGTCTAGAAAGAAAGACTTAATATGTGTGGCGTTATCAGCCCTGCGTGACTTGTCAGTCTCAAAGTTTGCTAATCCAAAGTAAGCATCAAACCCCTCTTCTTGAAGATTAGTCGCCGCCGCTGCCGCAGCGTCGATGGTGGGGTACAACTTCTGAACAACCCGCTTCTTTTCGGCGTTAGCACCGAAAATGCAGATGTAGCCGTCGCTCCCCAATACAGCATTGAGGAAGTCTTGGGTTTGCATGTCGGCAGCAGTCGAGGTTTGAGAAAAAGAAAAAGAAGGGGTGCGCCGTCGCACCCCACGCTTACTTTACTCGTCATCCCAACCGGCGACCAACTCATCAAGACTGCTGCTTTTGTCAGTTTTTTTAACCACCTTTTTGGGGGCGGGTTCCTCTTCCTCTTCCACCACAGTCGGCGCGGGGGCCTTTTTAGGCTTTGGTGCTTCCACGGCACGCTCGGCCTTGGGAGAGACGACCCGCATCTTGATGGCCTCTTCAGCTTCAAACGAGTCGCGCATATCACGCACAACCATGAGCTCTTCTTCGGTAATTTGACGCACCGGCTTAAAGACAAGCTTGGGTGTGGGCACTGACGTGTCAAACCGCATCTCGGTAATGACTCCAGCAATGGGTGCGTCGTGGGCCTTCAGATGCCGTGCATAGGCTTGCAGTGGCAGCTTGCCCTTGTCGCCATCGCCAAACACAGACGTGGCGGGCAGAATTATCTGATACACCTCACGCTTCTCTACCTCCCCCTCAAGCAGCACCGCAATACGCCGAAAATAGCGGCATGCTCGGCTATCTCCTTGGCCCGACCCTTTGACGTTTTTAGGGCAGTCTATGCAACGCGGTGCCTGACGTTGACCCTCCGGCACTTCCGGTGCGGGGCTGACCTCATCGACAGACCAGCATGTGGGTTGTGCGGCTTGGCCCTCCACGTAAGACCCGGCAAAGTACGTCCGGTGATTTTTCGGCGCAGCCTTGATGATGATCACATTCATGGCGCGATCTTCACTGGTGCGATATTCTTTTGAGCCAATCATCTCGCGGAACACGTTGCCCTTGATGCTGATTCGGCGCTGTCCAAGTTCGCCACCTGACAGGCTGTCGGTGGTCTCGTCTTGCAGTTCTTTCAGGTAAGCGGGGACGCCACCTTTGAACAGAGTCATTTCGCTCATCTCGTATCTCCTAAAAGTCTTCGTCAATTGATGCGGGCTGGGGGTTGGCTGTCTTTTCTTCTTGCCGTTTGGCATAGCTGCGCAGAGCAACTTCCACCTCGGGCAGCTTGAACCGGAACGTGTTGCCAACTTTTAAGTAGGACTCGGCGGGGATGATGCCCTTACGAATCCACACACGAACCGTCGATACCGACACCACGAAGTGTTCTGCCAACTTTTGTATGTCTACGTATTTATCTTCCATCGCTACGTTCTCCTGACCGTGATGGTGTACTCGCTGTCCACATTCAACCCCGGGGGCAGCAAATCGGGGTGCTGCTCAAGGAACGCTTGCGTGTTGCCCTGATGCAGACGTTTCTCCAACAACTCGGGAACCGCGTGCTTCAAGATGAAGCGGTTCATGGCATCCCAGTCACTTGTCCAAAAGCGCTTCCTAATGGTGCGGTAGAACATACCGCTTCCATCAGCTAAGCGAACACTGTCCACGCTCTGATCTTTGCAGTAGTCAAGCAGCCCCTGCTTGACCAGCTTCATGGCGCTTTCTAACTTCTCCAGTTCGGTCTCGTGCGCCTTGACCATCGTGTCCCTGGCTTGACGCATCTTCAGATAAACCTTAACCAGCTTTTCGGGGGGAACAGTGCCCCCGCCTTTATCAGACTTGTCCATCTCAATCTCCGTTTTAGTTAGTAGAAAAGCACTATAGTGACATTTCGTCACTCAGTCAAGTAACCCTTTGTAAAGCTCAACTATTCTTGTGTGTATGTCTTCTTTAGCATCAAGTAGTCTGTAAATGTGCCGCTCTGCGCTAGATCCTATCAGACGCACAACTGTGGTTGGGTGTCTTTGTCCAGCACGGTGAACCCGAGCGTTGGCTTGGGCGTATGTCTCTAGACTGCTCGTTGGCCCCCACCACACTACGGTATCGGCGGCAGTCAGGGTCACACCATGTGCAGCAGCCTGTGGTTGAATTACTAAAATGCGGGGGTTGGAGGTTTCTTGAAACCGCTTGAAAATGTCCGACCGCTTAGATGCAGACACGTCCCCGTTGATAATTTCGGTGGTGTACCCGTCTTTAAAAAGCTTGGCCGCGACGATTTCGATTGCGTTACGAAAAGGCACAAAGACAAGTATTTTCTTGGCCGACTCATTAACAACTTCTTTTAGGACGGCGTATCGATTGCGTATATCAAACTCAACTGTTTCTCCTGAGTCTGAATAAACCGCACCACAAGATAGTTGCAGGAGTTTGTTGAGGTTTACGGCGGCATTGACCGACGTGATAGCCTCCCCTGCGGCCTCAACAATCATTTTGTTTTTAAGTACGGAGTAATATCGCTGTTGTTGTTTAGTTAGTTCAATTTCCCGGCTAACGTAAGTCATTTCCGGCAAATCCATACACTCGTCTTTGGTATAACGTATGGCCGGTTGCAGCGCGTCAAACACAGTCTGCGTAGCCGAAGGTTTGGGCACCCATCGAAACTGTCCTACTTTAAACATAACCATTTCGCGGAACGAAGATGCAAATTTAGGCACACCCATTGGGTTGACTAATCGAGCCAAGCCGTAAGCGTCAACTGGTGATTGAGCCGCAGGAGTCCCCGTCAACATCCACAACCAAGGTATGGGCTGCGCTAACCTGTGCAATATCTTCCATCGTGTTGTCTGTACGTTTTTATAGGCGGTAGCCTCGTCTACTACAACAAGATCAAAACCTCCTTGGGCGATCTCATCGAACACGATCTCCACGCCGTCGTAGTTAATGATGACATACTCAGCCGTACCGTTTATGGCATTACGGCGTTTCTCCGCATTACCGTAGGCCACAGCCACTGTGCGGTGCATTGCAAACTTAAACAAATCATCACGCCACGCGCTATCCATGATAGACAGCGGGCAGATCACCAAAACGCGCCGGATTCGCCTCTGCTTCATAAGATAGTCAGAGGCCCAAATGACCGAGCCGGTTTTACCCGTGCCTTGCTCGTTTAAGCAAAAGGCGCGTTTGTGCAAAGTAAGAAACGACGCCGTGTCCTTCTGATGGGCAAACGGGGAGTGCATCCCTGGCCAACTGTACTCTTTGAGGATGGGCGAAGGTATGTTTTTGATCTTGAGGTTTTTGAGCACATGGGCCTCGTCAAGCCCCCATCTGACCAACACGCGATGATCGTCTACCAAAGTGCTTTTTGGTATCACTGCGGTAACTTTCTTAGGGTCTCGTAACCTTAAGAGTAGCGCTTTGTTATCAACAATTTCCATCTTGTCTCGTAGTCAAAGATGGCGAAACAGGCAGAGTGGGGTCTCCACTCTGCCGTTCGCTGTCTAACTCTTTCCTCAATCCCAAGGTCACACAGCGGAGAAAGCCCGAGGGCTTGAGCAACCCTCGCTTAAATTCTGTGCCCTTGTTGGTGTAGTTTTGTTTTAGCGCCCACCCACACCTTACAGCGCATCCGGCAGCAACCAAACCGGAAATTCAAATGTAGTGCTTCTGTCCTTGAACATCAACCCCGGGTCTTCACTTACGCTCGCCTTTATGATGTAGGTTGCGGCTGCGGTTTTTGCTTGGTGGCTCTAAGTGATACCCGTCCGCATTCTTACCGCCTTTAGCTAAAGCTTTGGTGTGCGACACGTCCTTACCTACACGGCTCACACCCCTCTTGTCTAACGCACGTCGAGCACGCTGTCGTTCCATGCGATCCTCATGCTCGCCTCGCTTCTTCTGCATTTCGTACTCGTGCTTGTACGGACGCGGTGATTTGGTGTACGGCATATCAGTTCCTTCCGTTGTGGGAGCAGTTTGTTACTACGCAGTGCTTTTGGCACAATCCACTTGGGTGCGGGTTCCAAACATCATTAGCCATCGCAATTTTTAACCTTTGATGGCGACCCATCCACTTCTCCCATAATACAGTTTCCTGAGAAACATCGCAGCGGCTTTTAACAAAAGAGTTGGCTATCACAAACAGCAGTCCGGATTTGACGCGCCGAATTGTGGGAAAGTGCTTAAACACGCACAGGGACATTAGCTCCAACTGGTCAGGATCGGCGTACTTAGTGCTCTTACCTGTTTTGTAGTCTACGATTCGAGCCTCTCCGGTTTTGTGATTGAGGATAAGCAAATCGGCAACCCCACGAAACCAAACATCAGGCGAATTAAATGCACAGGGGCGTAAGTCTGCCGTAATTCCCATCGAGTGCTCGCACAGCTTCTCCCCAAAGAACTGGTTTAATCCGTCGAGAGCGGATTTAGCAAATGCAAAGTAGTCCGGCAGTGGGGTGCCGTCACGAATGTAGTGTTCAGCAGCCTCATGAAAGCGTTTACCGTACATAAGATGTTCGGCGTTGTCGTCTTCTTTGAAGTCTTTAGCAACCCGCAGGTGGTAGTATTTGCGAGGGCACTGCTCAAACAACTTTAAGCTGCTGTACGACCACTTCATTTCTCAGCCTCTTTCTGCATGCACATCAACGCTGAGTGGGCCTCTGCTGCCCATTTTATCGCCAGCAACGCTTGCTCACGCGCCTCAAACCAACTCTTTTCAAGGGCTGCATCGTGCAGTGCTTTGAGCGACTTCTCAGCCATCATGGCCGGATAAGCGTAGTCAATAATTCTATCAACAATCACCATAACTTTTCCCTACTCCCGATTCACAGTTAACAGGCAGCCCATGTGCCCATTCGGGTGTCCACCGCATGCACTCTTCTATGTAGGCTTGTGCTTGCGCAACCTCGTCATCCGGTGCAATACATGCTACCGCATCATGTACTGTCAGTACGACCTTGTATCTCTTGGCGACCCTGAGCATCTGCTCAGCAATCAAACATCGAGCCAACGCCTGACAAATGTTCTCAATGACCTTGCCCCCGTAGATGCGGGTGCGCCCCTTGCGAGTGCGGTATGAGAACTCCGGCCCCTTCTCGCCCTCTGTAAATTTCAAATCATCGTAACGCAGGTACAGCCCGTTGGGAAGCCTAATCGCGGAGTGCAGCGTTGCCACCTCCAACACGCCATCTCGGCCCAAGGGCACCTTGCCGTCGTCCCACCGAGAAATCGAAACCAAAGCCATCTGGGCCTGCCGCCACAAAGCGGTCACAGCATAATTTGTTTGGCGGTACACCTCAACGATTCGTCGGGCCTCATCCAACGAAACTTCAACCCCGTAGGTCTTGAGTTGAGCTTGAAACTTAATCGCGCCCATGCCGTAGCCGCAGCCAAGCACGGCGGTTTTGCCCATGAACCGCTCGGGTTTGCTGATCTCGTCCTCGGGCTTGTTGTAGATAGCCGAGGCCATCTTCTTGTAGACATCTTTACCCTGGGCGAACGTCTCCAACAGATCATCCTGCCCGGACAGCCAAGCAAGCATACGCGCCTCAATCTGCGAGGAGTCCGCGTCGATGACGCTGTATCCCGGCGGGGCGATGATTCCCTTCTTGATCTTCCCGGCGTTCTCCCCCCGGCTCGGCAGATTCTGCATGTTGATCTTGTCGTCACCCCCGAACCGCCCGGTGTGCGCGGCGTAGTAACGCAAGGGCACAGGCAGTGGCCCCCGCTTGGCGATCTCTAAAAATCTTTGGGTGCGGGTCTCTTCCAAGGTTGACTTCAGCCCCAGTCGTGCCGCCACCAATCCCTGCACCCGCCAGTCCGGGTGCTCGGTCAGACGCAAAAACGCCTCATCGTTCTTTGCAAATGCGTAAGTTTCTTTACCCGTCAGGGGGCTTGTCTTTAGAGGCGGCGGCACACCCAAAGTGCGCAAAGCATCGGCGAACTTCTGATTGCTCATCAGTTCTTCCTTCTCCACCCCGCACTCTTGCAGCAACTTGTCCTTGCGCTCGACCACCTCGGTCAGGTGCGCCGACAGCGCCACCTCGTCGATCATCAGTCTCGGCTCTGTAAACATCTTGAGCGTGAGATCAATGATGCGCAACTCCGTGCTGGGGAAGTTGGTGTGGCTCACCGGGGGGTGCACCTTGATCATTCGGTGAAACGCCTTGTAGGTCAACTCTACGTCGTTGATGCAGTAGTCGCCATACCGTGACAACTCTGCTGCTGTGAAGTCGGCTCGGCGTTTCCCGAAGGCGTTGAGCACCTCGATGCCCTTCACGCCCACATCCAACCGCTCGGCTACCGCCGCAAGGGACGAACTCACCTCTACACCAAACAGCGCCCGCGACATACACATGGTGTCGAGCAACATCTTTGGGTGTATGTCGAACACCCACGACAAAATCGCCCCATCGAACATGGTGTTGTGCGCCAACACCATGCAGTTCCCCATACCAAAAGAACTCAGCCAGTCACCGATTTCTTCGTGCGTGCCACTGGCCCATTCGGTGGGCTCATCATTGACCTTGACGCCCACCCCAATCACCTCAAACCGAGGGTCACGGATGTACTCTTCAGTCGTCAGTTTTGATAGCGTAAAGTCGCGGTCGTAAAAGGTTTCAAAGTCTAGTGTTATCAGGTTCACAGTTTTTGCCCCACGACGTGGGGCAAATTGCCCCACGTGCATTGTGAACATTTAGTTGTGCGTATCTTGCCTATCTACAAACCGCTCAAACTGGAAAGCTACGTTCTCAATCGAGTTTGATATTTCAGCCAGCGCCGTGGCGACAGACAGCATGGCCTTGGTGTGGCCCATCACCGCTTCTGTCAGTGACGCCACGTATCCCCCCATAAGATCTACACCCGGTGAAGCGTCAATTGGTGTGATTGAGTTGGCAATCTTGCACAGTGCGTGACACAAATCTTCGAGTTGTTCCTGTTGCGATACTTTGAGCATGATGATTCCTTTCGTCAAAACTTTAAAGCCGTTGGTTGGTCATTTATTGATGTTCCGCTCATATCCATTCCATCCAGTGAACGAAATAGACAATCGCACCAAACAGAAACCCAATAGCGGCGAGCATGCCGATGAGCCAACCAAGCTCATCAAGCCCATCATCTTCAAGTCTTTGCATGTCTTTCTCCTACATCAGTGCCTTGGGTGTCATGCGCGTTGCTGCGCGGGTTGTTGTTTACGATTGAGTCGCTCCTCAATCTCAAGGAGCTTGTCGGCCAAGTCTTGATCCAACAGGTGCAGCTTCTGCGTCCAGCGGGTGATGGTCATGCGGATGTCCCGCAGCATCTCTTCCTTGAGGTACGTGTCGCCTGCGACTTCTGTGATCAGACGATAGCCACCGCCGTGTTCCCGGTCGGTTGGCAGACTGACAAATGCCCGAATTTGTACGGGCTCTGTTTCTACTAGCTGGATGCGGCAACGCTGAATCAAGGCCCGTGCCTGTTCGCGCCGATACCTCTCTGCCGCTTCTGTGTCATCCCACTCAAAGTACCTGTGCAGTACGCTGTCCTCCTTCCTTGCTTCCTCTAGCACATCCGTAACTTTGAGTACACCGCCGTTGCTCTTGGCGATCTTTGTTAGAACTTTCTTTTCGATTTCCATTGCCATTTGATTAGCTCCTTGTTAATTAAATGCCTGCCTTGCTTCGCCGAGCCATGCCGCGCCTTGCCGTACCGAGCCTTGCCGCGCCTTGCCGCGCCTGACCTGCCGTACCAATCCAATCCGGGATACTCCAGGCCCGTCCGAGCCGTTCCCCGCCTTACCTGCCTTGCTTTGCTTCGCCACGCCCTTCCGAGCCGCGCCTAGCCGCGCCTAGCCCCGCCTGCCTTGCCACACCGATCCTAGCCACGCCGAGCGCTGCCTTACCTGCCGTACCGAGCCTATCCGCACCTCGCCACGCCATGCCGAGCCGTGCCTAGCCGCGCGCAGCCCCGCCTGCCTTGCCGCGCCTTGCCGATCCTAGCTATTCCCGGCCACGCCTGCCTTGCCACGCCTTGCCACGCCCTGCCGATCCTAGCCACGCCGTGCTTAGCCTTACCTGCCCTGCCCTGCCGCGCCTTGCCTCGCCCTGTCTTACCCTGCGATGCTACGCCTGCCTTGCGCGACCAGACCTTGCCTGAGCACAACTGTCCTTACCTGCCCTGCCGTGCCGCGCCTTGCCCTGCCAGTCCCTGCGATGCTACGCCTGCCTTGCGCGACCAGACCTTGCCTGAGCACAACTGTCCTTACCTGCCTTGCCGCGCCTTGCCTCGCCTTGCCTCGCCCTGCCGAGCCGAGCCTGCGTTGCCTCGCCTTGCCAGACGTTTACTTGATACCGTACTTGGCAATGACTTCCTTCTCGCGGTC